TAGATATTCATGACTTTGGTATATTCTTAGAATTAGAACCAGACGAAGAAGAGAAAGCACAATTAGAACAAAACATACAAGTCGCTTTACAATCTGGTGGAATTGATCTTGAAGACGCTATTGATTTAAGAGAGATCAATAATCTTAAACTTGCTAATCAATCTTTGAAATATAAGAGAAGAAAGAAACAAGAAAGAGATCAAGCAAATCAACAAGCAAATATACAAGCGCAAGCGCAAGCAAATTCTCAAACAGCGGAAGCGGCTGCATTAGCTGAAGTGCAAAAACAACAGGCTTTAGCGCAGACTGAAATTCAAAAGATGCAAGCAAAGAATCAATTTGATATTCAAAAAATGGAACACGAGGCCCAGCTTAAAAAGCTGTTAATGGCAGAAGAGTTTAAATATCAAATGCAATTAGCACAGGTTAATGCTCAAGCGCAACAATCAAAACTTAATACTATTGAAGATCGTAAAGACAATAGATTAAAAACAACAGCAACACAACAATCTGAATTAATAGATCAAAGACAAAATAAAACGATGCCAAAGGATTTTGAATCCGCTGGTTTTGATAATATGAGTGGTTTTGATTTAGCTCAGTTTGAACCAAAATAAATTTTACCAATCAATCTTATAATATTATATCATGTCAGAAGAAATTAAAACGGAAGGCGAATTCAAAGTAAAGAAACAAACGCCGAGAAAATTAAACAAAGTAGACCAAGTTACAAAGGTTACAATTAAAGAAAACGAAGCGGTTGCAGTAGTTGAACCAGAAGTAACAAAAGTATTTATTGCTAACGAAACAGAAACAACAGATGCCGTTCAAGAGCAAAACACAAATGAAAGCCTGTTGGGCAGCGAAGGATCCAAAGTGGGATTGCAAGAAGTGGTCCAAGGAAACGAAGAATCTAAAATCGTTACCGGTCAAGAAGAAGAAGTAACTGTAATAAACGAGATTACAGAAAATGAAATTCAACAAGAGACTGCTAGTTTAACACAACAAGCAAATGATGCAATAAAAGCATCCGAGTATTCGGGTAAGCCATTACCTGAAAACATAGAGAAGCTTATTTCTTTTATGGAAGAAACGGGTGGCGACATTAATGACTATGTTAGACTTAACGCAGATTACTCAAATATAAATAATGAAACCTTATTAAAGGAATATTATAAAAAAACACGTCCACATTTAGACAATGAAGAGATTGAATTCCTTATGGAAGACAACTTTGAATATGATGAAGAGCTGGATGAAGAGCGAGATATTCGTAAAAAGAAACTCGCTTTCAAAGAAGAGGTTGCAAAAGCAAGAACCTTTTTAGACGGGCTTAAAAGTAAATATTACGAGGAAATCAAGTTGAGACCTGGTATTACACAAGACCAACAAAAAGCAAATGACTTTTTTAACCGATACAATGAAGAGCAACAAATGGTAGAGTTGCAACATTCAAAATTTAAAGACGACACTAAAAACTTATTCAACCAAGATTTCAAAGGTTTTGATTTTAACTTGGGAGATAAAAATTTTAGATATGGAGTTGCTAATAAAGATGTTGTAGCAGACAAACAATCAAACATAACTAACCTGGTTAAGAAGTTCTTAAATGATAAAGGAGATGTTGTAGATTTGAAAGGGTATCACAAAGCCATGTACGCCGCTGATAATGTTGACACGATTGCAAAACACTTTTACGAACAGGGTAAAGCCGACGCTATAAAAGAAGTTGTTGCAAAATCTAATAACATTTCAACTGAACCTAGACAAACTAGTTCAGGCGAATTATTTGTTAACGGAATGCGTGTTAAAGCAGTCAATGGTGTTGATACTTCAAAACTAAGAATACAACAAAGAAAATTTTAACATTAAATTAAAAATCGATGGCAGCAGTAGCAGTATCACCGGTATTTGGCTCAATTATACCAAGTCAAGTACAACAAACCCTTAATTCAAACTATTTAACGTTTGACGCAAGTTCTGGAGGGGGAACATTCGCAAAACAATATTTACCAGAAATCTACGAACAAGAAGTAGAAAGATATGGTAATAGAACATTATCAGGATTCTTACGTATGGTAGGAGCTGAAATGCCTATGCAATCTGACCAAGTTATCTGGTCTGAACAAAACAGATTACACATTGCTTATGATAAATGTGCATTAACAGCAACGGCTAATGAATTTTCATTCAAAACCGGAGCTGATGCAACACCAGCAAATAGTGTTACAAATGTTTTGTCTAAAAATCAAACAGTCGTTATTATTCACCCAACTAGCGGTAAAGAAGTAAAGGCTATCGTTACTGGAATTGTTAGCACAGCTACTTTAACGACTGTAACTGTTGCTCCTTATTTAGGAACATCTTTGGCTACGCTACTTGGATATTCAACTACAGCAGCTTTTATTTTGAAAGCATTCGTATATGGTTCTGAATATGGTAAAGGATCTACGCTTACTTCTGATTCTTATTTAAGTATCGCGCCTTCATTCACTCAATTTTCTAATTCTCCTATTATTATCCGTAATAAATACCAAGTTAACGGATCTGATATGTCTCAAATCGGATGGGTTGAAGTTGCAACCGAAGCTGGAGCGAATGGGTTCCTTTGGTATCTTAAAGCAGAGTCTGAAACTAGATTGCGTTTTGAGGACTATTTAGAGATGTCAGTAGTTGAAGGTGAATTAGCAGCAAGTGGTTCTTCTGCAGCCGCATTAACTGGACTTAATGCTAAAAAAGGAACGGAAGGTCTTTTTGCGGCGGTTAAATCAAGAGGCAACACCGTAGTTGCTTTCCCTAGCGTATCTGCCGATGCCCTTGGAACTTTTGATAACATATTGAAAAACTTAGATACTCAAGGAGCTATTGAAGAAAACATGCTTTTCCTTAACCGTGCAACTTCATTAGAAATTGACGATATGTTAGCAGGGATTTCTACTGGTACTCAAGGTGGTGTTGCTTATGGTTTATTTGAAAACTCTGAGCAAATGTCTCTTAACTTAGGATTTACAGGTTTCCGTAGAGGATCTTATGATTTCTACAAAACTGACTGGAAATATCTAAATGATGCGTCTACTAGAGGTGGATTGTCAGGTGGTGGAAATATTGATGGTATCTTAATACCAGCTGGTACTTCTACAGTATACGATCAACAACTAGGAACTAACATCCGTCGTCCATTCTTACACGTACGTTACAGAGCTAACCAAGCTGATGACCGTAAGATGAAAACTTGGGTATTAGGTTCTGCTGGTGGAGCTTATACATCTGATCTTGATGCAATGGAGGTACACTTCTTGTCTGAAAGATGTTTATGCGTACAAGGAGCAAACAATTTTGTATTGTTTACTGCAGTATAGTAATAAATAAATGTAAATTTACCCCTGTTGTAATAGCGGGGGTAATATTTACTTAATAAAATAACAATAACAATTATATCATATTATGTCAGCAAAACAAACAACTCCTATTGCAGAAGCATGGGAAATTAAAGATAGAACATATTTATTAAATACAGGTTATAGCCCATTAACCTATGCTATCCAATCAAAACATTCATCAAGGTACCCATTTTTATGGTTTGATCCTTCAATTAATGAACAAAGAGAATTAAGATACGCAACAAATCATAACTCTCCGATTAAAGATGAGCAAAAAGGGGAAGTTACATTAGGACACATTGTGTTTAATGATGGAGTTTTAGTGGTTCCAAAAGAAAAACAAAATTTACAAAAACTATTATCAATATATCATCCAGCTAAAAATAATTCGTATTATGAATTAGACGCAGTTGCGGAAGCGGTAGATGAGTTAGAAGATTTAGAATTAGAAATCAATGCCCTCAATATGGCAATGAATATTGAAATTGACCAAGCAGAAGCAATATTAAGAGTAGAACTAGGTTCTAAAGTTACATCAATGACTTCTAAGGAGCTAAAAAGAGATTTACTATTATTTGCCCGTAACAATCCAAGTTTGTTCTTAGAACTAGCTAATGATGATAATGTTCAACTACGTAATGTAGCAATCAGAGCGGCTGAAGCGGGTATTATAAAACTTTCACAAGACCAACGTACATTTACGTGGGGGACCAATGATAAAAAATTAATGACAGTGCCTTTTGACGAGAATCCATACTCAGCAATGGCAGCATTCTTTAAAACAGACGAAGGGGTAGAAATCTTCAAGTCTATAGAGAAAAAACTTAAATAATACGTAATACTAATATGTAGGCGGATATTGTAAATAAAACTGCAGTATCCGCTTATTTATTATAAAAAGATAGCAAATGGCAGTAAATGTAGATACAGTTTATAAAACAGTCTTATTAATACTTAATAAAGAACAAAGAGGGTATATGACGCCTGATGAGTTTAATAAAATTGGTACTCAAGTGCAACTTGAAATATACTTAAAGTATTTTGAGGACTTAAATCAATTGCTTAGGGTTCCGCAAACTGATTTAGATTATGCTGACCGCGTAGATTTACTTGATGAAAAAATAGCTATATTTAAAAGAAATCAATTACTAAGTACGTTAACTATTAATGGTTATATTTTGCCGTCGGATTTGCAAGAATTAGGCAGTGTTATATATAATAATATTGAAATGCAACGCGTTCAAAGGAATGAGTTCTATAATCTTTATAGATCAAAACTAACCAAACCTTCAGATGCTTACCCAATATACTTGTATGAGAATAGTCTTATAAAAGTATTTCCTGAAACAATAGTAGCAGGAGTTAGCGTAAACTATCTAAAGTTTCCAACACCCGTTGTTTGGGGCTTTACTGTTGAAAATTTAGAGAACTACAAATACAACTCTGTATTGTCTACAAACTTTGAGTTACATCAATCAGAACAAACAGAACTAGTAATAAGAATACTAGAGTACGCTGGTATCGTTATTAGAGATCCACAGGTAATTCAAATAGCCTCGCAAAAAGTACAACAGGATAATATGAATGAAAAACAATAATAAGATATGGCACTTATAAATAACGGAATGATAACCGAAAGCAATAGACAATATTACGAAGGAGCGAAAAGCGTTATTTGTGATGGAGTTAGCAATACCTGGGTATTTGACGGATTTGATACTCCGTTTATTTGGTATACCTCTGATATTGATAATGATAACTACGAGTTAAACAACTTTAAATTTTACCAGAGTACAGACAACGGCGTAACATTTAGCGAGTACTTTGACATTGATAGTGTAACACCAAGCGGCACAATAATTACCGGTGATGCTCCTGCGGCCGGAGTAATTTTTTTAGTACAATTAAAAAGATTAGAAGGCGGGAAGTATGGTGATAATAATGCTTATGGTACTGTAGTCGAAGAGAACTACGGTAGTTATGCATATACTACATTAGAAGATATTATCAATAATTTTATTATTGCTTATGTTGGCGCAGGAAAATTAGTATCCGATGTAAAAAGAACCGACGTAATATTCCACGCTAAACGGGGCCTTCAAGAATTTAGCTACGACACATTAAGAAGTATAAAGTCTCAGGAGTTAACTATACCTCCAAGTCTAAACGTAATAATACCGCAAGACTACGTTAACTACGTTAAGATCTCCCGTATTGATGGAAATGGAGTTAAGCATATTATATATCCTGGCATGTTAAATGGTTCGCCATATACAATGCCCATACAAGATACAGAAGGAATTCCAGTACAAGATACTTTTGATGCTAATATAACTGGCACTTCTATAATGGAAGAACGCTGGAAAGCCGACAAACCTACGTCAAACCAAGTTAGAGATAGATTATCTAGTTTGAACTTTAATGATCAAGGCGCAAATACCTACAATTATTTAGGGCAGCGATACGGTATGGATACTGCAAATGCTAATTTTAACGGAACTTTCATTATGAATGATAGAGAAGGTAAAATATCATTTAGTAGTGATCTAGTTGGATCATTAATACTATTAGAATATATTTCAGATGGGTTAGCTTATGATTTAGATACAAGAGTGCCTAAAATGGCAGAAGAAGCTTTATATGCTCATATTATACACGCTATATTATCCACAAGGTCTAATCAACCTGAATATGTGGTACAAAGATTAAAACAAGAAAGATTTGCTAAACTAAGAAACGCTAAACTAAGATTATCTAATATTAAATTAGAAGAATTTACAAAAGCATTACGAGGTCAATATAAATGGATTAAACACTAGATAGATGGCAGAAATCAAGAATAGTTTTACATCGTCTAAAATGAACCAAGATTTAGACGATAGATTAGTGCCGTCTAATGAATATAGAGAAGGACGTAATATATCTATA